ACACCCGATGAAACTGAAAGTAAAAGAAACCGCATACACCGTAAAGCCGAAGCAAACAGAAGGAAAACTGGTTGTTCGATACAACACCTTCACAGTGAAGCCAAAGCCTCGGGGAGTGCAGATTTACAAAAACGATCTTGTCTCTGTTCTGAAGCACGACCGCCGCTACGGTGTACGGATTCAAAAACAAAAGACTACAATAATACTGAAGCAGTGGGATTGACTCCTCTGCTTCTTGTGATACAATCCCCTCAAAGGAGACTTCATCATGGACAAGCCAACACTTGGTTTCTATCTCATTCCCGACACAGGTGCATCAGTTCCCGAATTTGCCACAGACGGCTCTGCGTGTTTTGACATCTGTGCGCGTTTCCACTACGACCGCGAAAACTCAGAAGCGGATTGGGACGCATACAAGCCCGTGATTGCCTACGGTCCACAGAATATAAAGAGCGAAATCTATCCCACGCAGGGAGTGCTTGATGTTCCTGCGGGATGGCGATTCCTTGTTCCGACAGGACTCATCCTAGACATCCCTGAAGGCTACTCTGTGCGCCTCCATGCCCGTAGCGGACTCGCGCTGAAGGAGGGCTTGGTGCTTGCGAACGCGGAGGGCGTGATTGACTCCGACTACACCGATGAACTGAAGGTCATGGTGACCGCCATGAGCAACTGCTTGGTGAGCATCCCCAACGGATCGCGCATCTGCCAAGCGGAACTGGTGCGGAATCAGCCTGTTGACCTATTGAAGATTAATCACCCGCCACTGAAGAAGACGCAGCGCGAAGGAGGCTTCGGCAGCACGGGACAGTTTTCATGGGACGCTAACAAGGGAGCCTAATATGACACGCGATGAACTACTGAAGTTTCACGAAGAGATCACGAAGCAAGCCCGCGAACTGATGAGCAAGAAGAACCGCGACTACGCTGGCAAGGAAGGAGTTGAGCCTTTTGCCAACTTTACCCGCGTTGAGTCTATGGGCATCTGCAAGACTGAGCAGGGTTTCATGGTGCGGTTAACCGACAAGATGAGCCGCCTGTCCTCTTTCATCCACGCAGGAAAGATGAATGTGCAGGACGAGTCCTTCATGGACACCTGCGTGGATGTGATCAACTACATGGTGCTGCTTGCCGCGTATCTGAAGGACAAGGAATCACAGAGCAAGTAACCCCTTATGCTGAACATAAACATACCACATTTCTACTGCTACATGAGAAAAGAGCATATGTACCAGCACAAGGATCACATTGGTGAATTTGTGAAGGTTACTGCGTTTGCTGCCCAATCAAATCCTGACAGGGCACTACTGTTTCATGTTCTAACAGATGACGGGCTTGTTCGCAGCAGAGTCCCCGTCCATATGCTGTGCCACAAGGAAACCGCACCGCAAATGCCTTTGGACTACTTGCAGTTGTGGGATTGTTTTTCCGTGAACTGCACAGCAGTTGTTTACGACTATCTGAAAGCGGCAAGGGCAAAAGTCGTTCTCAAAGACAAGCAAGAACTGTGGGGCGAGTATATGATGTCTTTTGATTGGTACGACAATCCGTACAGCGAAGAACCAACACAGTACAAGTCCCTGCACCTGATACGGTTGGACAATGGCTGCTACACGCTACAGCCAAACAACAGAATATTTTGGAAGCATATGTCTTTTGTCACCAACCCTTTTCCCACAAACCCAGACTTTAAAGTTGACAATAAAGTGTTCCGATGTGAAGCCGCGAGTGACCGTTGGCTCATTGAGGGGGAAGATGATTCGTATTATTACGATTTAAAAAATGAAATCGCCAACTGTAATATTGAAAAGTCAAAGTAACCTATTGTCACAAATATTGCGTGGTGTATACTAGCAGCATGATTCGTCACCTTGGCTACGCCTGTCAGAACCTGTCCCTGTGTGAAGGGCGCAAGCCGAAGGATCGGCTGTTCACCGACCGCACCCTGCGGATGGACGGCTTTTCGTTGGAGCGTGTGGGAGAACTCGGTGCGCGGAACGCCGCCGATTTGCTCCCTATCCTCCAGTGGAATGTTGCGAACGGCATCAAGTTCTTTCGTATCGGCAGCGGGATGTTTCCGTTCATGGATCACCCAACGCTTGGCTATGAGATCACGGACTTGCTGCCTGAACACGAAGCCTCCATCCGCGCATCGCTGATCATGGCGGGTTGGTACGCCAAGCAGAACAAGATGCGCCTGTCGTGCCATCCTGGTCCGTACACTTGCATTGCCTCGCCTGATCCACACACGGTGGAAAAGAGCATCAAGTCTTTGGCTATGCACTCCCTCATTCCCGACATCTTGGGCTACGGTGACGAGTTTGCCATCAACATCCACATGGGCGGCGTGTACGGCGACAAGCACAAGACGGCTGATCGCTTCCTGCGCGAGTTCTCCCGACTGCCCGACAGCATCAAGCGGCGGCTCACCCTTGAGAACGATGACAAGCCCACGATGTGGAGCATGACGGAACTGTACACTCAAGTGGCAAAGCACTGCCCTGTGAAACTGGTATTGGATGTTCACCACCACCGCTTCTGCCATCGGGAGTCGCTGCTTGAGGCAGCAGACATGGCGTTCCGTACATGGCAGGGGTTCTGTGAGGTTCCGAAGGTACACTACTCGGAGTCCAAGGCGGGAGCGCGACCGCAAGCCCACTCGGACTACATTCGTGAAGAGATTCCTCTGCTGTCGGACACAGTAGAGTACGATGTGATGATTGAAGCCAAGGCAAAGGACTTGGCACTGCTTGAATACAGAAAGGTTCACACGCCATGTTTGGTTTGATTCTCGCTACCGTGCTTTTTGCTGCTCCTGTTGACGGCAAGGCTGCTCCTGCTCCCCGCGTTCCCGCTCCCGTGGAGTGCTACACCGTTGACAATCTGCTTGATGCCATGTACACCGTGGAGTCTGGTCGCGGCAAGAATCTCGTTGGTGACGGCGGGAAGGCGATTGGTCCTTACCAAATTTGGCGCGAGTACTGGCAGGACGCTGTGGAACACGACAAGTCCATAGGTGGCAAGTACGAAGACTGCATGAACAAGGCGTATGCGGAAAAGATCATTCGTGCGTATTGGAAGCGATACGCTCCGAAGGGTGCGACCATTGAGCAGTTGGCGCGGATTCACAATGGTGGACCGAAGGGACATAAGCGTAGCGCGACCGTGAAGTATTGGAACAAGATTGTAAAGGAGATGACCAAGTGAGCAAGCCATTCGGATATTCGTATTACCTTGATATGTACAACTGCCGCATCGGTGCAGCCGATGACTTGGAACTGCACTACCGCTTTCTTGAGCGCGTTGTGGACAAGATCGGCATGACCCGCATGAGTCAGCCTTTCGTGATCCATGCTCCCACCCACAACGGCGTGGAGGTGTACCCCAACAAGACAGGGGTGAGCGGTTGGGTTCCGCTTATTGAGAGCGGTATTCAGATCCACTCTATTGAACCAACCCACTTCATCACGCTTGATGTGTATTCGTGCAACAAGTTTGACAAGCAGATCATTCTTGACTACGCACGGGAGTGCTTTGGCTTTCAGCAGCACGAAGAGCGGTACTTTGAGCGCGGCGTTGGATACGGGGACATCTAATGAACACACACCGCATCATCACGGGTGATTGCCTCACGGGTCTTAAGACCCTTGGTGATCAATCTGTTAATACTTGCGTAACCTCGCCTCCATATTTTGGATTGCGGGATTACAAGGGCGGTGATGCGGAGATTGGATGTGAGGCTTCCCCCGAGGATTTCGTGAGGAAGATGGTGGAAGTATTTCGTGAAGTGCATCGTGTGCTGCGTGATGACGGTACGCTGTGGCTGAACCTTGGTGATTCGTATGCCAGCAACGGCTGCTACATCAACTCATGGTTGCAGAAAGACCACAACAAGGGCAAGAAGCACTTACACACCAACAACCACGACCGCTACGAAGATCGCAAGGCGTTTCGTGGTGGCGAATACGGCATCAAAGCGAAGGACTTGATGGGCGTTCCGTGGAGAGTTGCACTTGCACTACAGGCTGATGGGTGGTATCTGCGGCAGGACATCATCTGGCACAAGCCTAATCCCATGCCTGAAAGTGTGGAAGATCGTTGCACCAAGGCACACGAATACATCTTCCTGCTGTCCAAGACTCCCGACTATTATTTTGATCGTGCTGCTGTGAAGGAACGGGACACATCAGTTTGGTCTGTGAAACTTAAACCGTTTCGTGGGGCGCATTTTGCCACATTTCCTGTGGACTTGATTCTTCCCGCAGTCCTTGCGGGCTGTCCTGAAGGCGGAACGGTGCTTGATCCGTTTACGGGAAGCGGAACAACTGCGATTGCAGCCTTGACAAACCGCAGAAACTTTGTAGGATGTGAACTCAATCCCGACTACGCAAAACTGGCAGAAGACCGAATCAAAGCCGAAGTAGCGACCACACTTGAAGGAATCATGCAATGACCAACCACCAACCACACTACCGCATCATCACGGGTGACTGCATTGAGGGCATGAAGACGCTGCCCGATGGCATTATCCACACTTGCATCACATCCCCGCCGTACTTTGGACTCCGCGACTACGGTGGCGGGGACAGCGAGATCGGACAGGAGGACACCGTTGACGGCTATGTGCAGAAGATGACCGAGGTGTTCCGCGAGGTGCGCCGCATCCTGCGTGATGACGGTACACTGTGGCTGAACCTTGGCGACTCGTACATGAGCGCAAAGAACTGCGCCCCGCCCCCGCAGACGCAGGGCGGTCAGCGTGGAATGCCTTCAGACTTTGTTCCTGCGAACCGAAAGGATCAGAAGGGGCTGAAGACAAAGGACTTGATCGGCATTCCGTGGCGCGTGGCGTTTGCGCTGCAAGCAGACGGGTGGTATTTGCGGCAGGATATCATTTGGAACAAGCCTAATCCCATGCCCGAGAGCGTGGAAGACCGCTGCACGAAAGCGCATGAGTACATCTTCCTTCTGTCCAAGAAGCCGAAGTATTACTACGATCACGAAGCGGTCAAGGAACCCGCTCGTAACTGGGGAACCCGCGACCGCTCCGAGATGCGTGACGGAACCACCGATCCCAAACTAAAGCACCACGGGCTACAGGGCAAGGAATGGGAAGAAAATCCCATGAAGAACAAGCGGTCGGTGTGGACGGTGAACGCCAAGGGCTACAAGGGCGCACACTTTACGGTGTATCCCGAAGACCTGATCGTGCCGTGTGTGCTTGCAGGATGCCCCAAGAATGGTGTTGTGTTTGATCCGTTCACAGGCAGCGGCACGACCGCTGTGGTGGCACTGAAGAATGGACGGCATTATATTGGGACTGAATTGAATCCCGAGTATGTGAAGATTGCAGAGGAACGAATCAAAGAAGCCGTTCCGCAGACACTTGAGGAAATGCTCAATGGATGATGAAGTATGGAAACCAGCAATTAGATTTGGTGTTGTTATTCCTAACTGCTTTGTTTCTAATCGTGGGCGGCTACGAGATGCTTCTGGCAAACTGTTTAAAATTAGAAATAGACCCACAGGAGATGGAAGAGGTACAGGACGAGCAGCCGAATCTGGATTCAGTATGAAGATACCCAAGGGTCTGTTCAAGCACAGACAAGATGAGGGATCTGGATTCATTCAAGTTAGATTTACAGTTCATCGTCTAGTGATGGAAACCTTCAAACCTCTAGATGAAAATCCACCAATACCAAAAGACGAATGGGACGAACTACCAGAAAGTGCAAAATCCATAATCCGCAGTTGTTGTTTGGTTGATCACATAGACAACAACCCATTCAACAACACTATTGACAATCTTAGATGGTGTACTCCGTTGGAAAACAATTCGGTCATTAAGAAAAAGACATTCAGCGAATCGAATGAAAAGAAACTCTCTAACACACTGGAGGAATTGTTGCAATGAACAAGTTCAAGCCTATTGGAAAATGGATTTGGGTGCAGTCGCACCTTGGTGGTCAGAAGGAAACCGAAGCAGGCATCATCTACAATGAAGTAGTCAAAACCCAGTACATTTGGGGTACGGTTGCCGCAATCGGTGATAAGATAACGGAAGACATCAAGGTTGGAGACAAGGTTCTGTGGGATCGCACCAAGAACCAAGGTCAGGGACATGATGGCAGGGACATGGTTCATCAGGACTGGATTGCGCTCGTTGAGCGTTAAGGAGCATCGTGGACTTCTACACTTCCGTTGACATTCGTGGCAAGAACATCCTGTATCGTGGATGGAAGAACGGGCAGAGACAGCATCTCCGCATCCCGTTCTGCCCCACGCTCTACATCCCCTCCAAGGACGAGGGAGAGTTCACCACTATCAACGGCAAGCCCGTGCAGCCCATTCAGTTTGACGGCATCGGGGAAGCCCGCGAGTTCATTGACCGTTTCAAGGATGTCTCCAACTACGACATCTACGGAAACACCAACTTTGTGTACCAGTACCTTTACAAGGAGTTTCCCAATGAAGTTGATTATGACTTCAGCAGCCTCCGCATAGCAAACTTGGACATTGAGACATCGTGTGACGGCGGTTTTCCCACGCCATCCGCTCCCACCGAGCGGGTCATTGCAATCACGATCTCAATGGGCGACAAGACCTATGTGCTAGGCTTGGGAGACTTTCATATTGACGGCGAGGGAGTTTCCTGCATCCCTTACGATGACGAGCGAGAACTGCTAGAAGGATTCATTGAACTGTGGAAGTTCCTTGATCCCGACATCGTGACAGGGTGGAACATCCGCTTCTTTGATATTCCGTACCTTGTGGCGCGGATGAACTACCTTGAAGAAGGATGGGGGAACTCCCTCTCGCCGTGGGGCAAACTCCGCGAGACTGTGGTGAATCGCATGGGACGCGACCAAACCGCGTATGTGATCAGCGGTGTTGCCACGCTTGACTACTTTGAACTGTATCAGACTTTCACCTATGTGAAGCAGGAGTCCTACTCCCTCAATCACATTTCCAAGGTGGAGTTGGGTGAAGAGAAACTGTCGTATGCGGAATACGAAACTATTCAGGAGTTCTACACACAGAACTTTCAGAAGTTCATGGAGTATAACTTCCAAGATGTGCGGCTTGTTGATCGCCTTGAATCCAAACTGAAACTCATGGAACTGGCGGTGGCGTTGGCGTATTCAGCGCGGGTGAACTTTGAGGATGTGTTCTCACAAGTCCGCACATGGGATGCCATCATCCACCACCACCTGATGAGCAAGGGCATGGTGATCCCGCAGAAGACTGAACACAAGAAGGACGATCAGTACGCGGGTGCGTATGTGAAAGATCCGCTTGTGGGCAAGCACGATTGGGTGGTGAGTTTTGACTTGAACTCGCTGTATCCTCACCTCATCATGCAGTACAACATCTCTCCCGAGACAAAGCACCCCAATCCCGTATGGCGGCGTGGAGCCATTTCTCCCGAGTCCATGTTGGCACGGAATCGCGGCGAGACTGTAAAGCAGTTCATTGACCCTGCCGAATATCTGAACTCTGCAAAGGCAGAAGGCGTGAGCGTGGCAGCGAACGGTGTTGCGTTTGTGCGTGATCGCCAAGGCTTCCTGCCTGAACTCATGGAGAAGATGTACGCAGAACGCAAGCACTACAAGGGGCTGATGATCCAAGCACAGAAGCGGTTGGTGGACTTGGACAAGAATGCGCCAGCCGAAGAGCGGCGCAAGATTGAATACGAGATTTCCAAGTACCACAACTTTCAGTTGGTGCGTAAGATTCAGTTGAACTCCGCTTACGGCGCAATCGGCAACCAGTACTTCAGATTCTTTGATGTGGCACTTGCCGAAGCCATCACGCTTTCGGGGCAGTTGAGCATTCAGTGGATCGGTGACGCTCTGAACAAGTTTCTCAATCGCGTCCTGAAGACCGAGGGCGAGGACTATGTGATTGCGTCCGACACCGATTCCGTTTACTTGAGACTTGGCAAGGTGGTGCAGTCGTCCTTCAAGGGCGAGGCTGATACGCAACGGGTGGTGGACTTCTTGGACAAGTTCTGTGAGCGGGTGATTCAGCCACAGATTGAAAAGGAGTTCGCCACCCTTGCGGACTGCACCAATGCCTACGCGAACAAGATGGCAATGGGACGCGAAGTCATCGCGGAGGCGGGAGTGTGGACTGCAAAGAAGCGGTATATGCTGTCCGTGTGGGATGCCGAAGGCGTTCGCTACAAGACTCCGAAGTTCAAGATCATGGGCATGGAAACAGCGCGTTCATCCACTCCTGCCTATGTCCGCAAGTCTCTGAAGACCGCCATTGAGATGGTGCTGATGCAGGACGAAGCCACGCTTCAGGAGTTTGTCCGCAAGACGGAGCGTGAGTTCAAGTCTCTGCCCGTGGAAGAAGTGGCTTCTCCCCGATCCGTGAACGGCATGGAGGAGTACTCGTCACCGCTTACCATCTACAAGAAGGGTACGCCCATCGCGGTAAAGTCCGCTCTGCTCCACAACTCGCTTGTAAAAAAGATGGGCTTGAGCAAGAAGTACCGCACCATCGGTGAGGGCGAGAAAATGAAGTTCATCTATCTGAAGACTCCTAATCCCATTCACGAAGGCGTGATCGGTTTCCCCGTCACGATGCCGAAGGAGTTTGATCTTCAGAAATACATTGACTACGACACTCAATTCAAAAAGACTTTCCTTGAGCCACTACGCGCCATCACCGATGCGGTTGGATGGAGTCCCGAGGAAAGAAATAGTCTTGAGTCCCTGTTTGCTTGACCGCCTCACTACATACAGTATCTAACCCCTAACAAAAGGATTCGTAATGGCTACAAAGATCGTGAAGGTTCAGACTGGCGAAGAACTCATTGCTTCCGTGACCGAAAATTTTGAGGGCGACAAGGTTGTGTCGTATACCCTCAAGAATCCGTGCATGGTTGTTCCCATGCCCACGAAGGGCGGCGGTGCAAATATTGCTGTCGTGCCGTGGATGGCATCGGTGAAGGAGCAGAAGATGACTGTTCCTGCGTCTTATGTGATGTTCACCGCCGAGCCTGCAACCGATCTTGCAAATGAATTCAATGGTGCTTTCAGCGGCATCGTGGTTCCGAGTGTTGCTCCGACCGCAGCAGGACTCAAACTCGTAACCCAATAATGCAATTAGATGTTGAATACTTGAAAGGTCTTCTCGCGCAGCGAAAAGACCTGCTGCGCCGTGAAACGCAGAAGATGATCGTTGACAAACTCACGCCCTTGGATACAATACGGGCTAACGAGAACGAAATGGTTCTCATTGACACGCAGACCAAAGCATTGGAGAGATTATGAAACTGAAGGACATTCTGAAGGCAGCAGGAAACAAGTACGCCACCGTAGCCTCTGACGGCTTGGAAGGCAGTGATGTAAAGGGATTCATCTCCACGGGATCGTATGCGTTCAACGCGCTGTTGAGCGGTTCCATCCACGGTGGCATCCCCGACAACAAGATCGTGGCTCTTGCGGGTGAGCAAGCCACGGGCAAGACCTACTTTGCCCTCAATGTCGTGCGCGAGTTCCTGAACTCCGATCCCAACGCGATGGTGATGTACTTTGACACGGAGCAAGCCATCACTTCGGATCTGCTGAAGTCCCGTGGCATTGACACCGACCGCGTGGCTGTGCTGCCCGTGGCTACCGTGGAGGAGTTCCGCCACCAGTGCGTCCTGTCGGTGGACAAGTACCTTGAAGCAGACAAGGACTCCCGCCCCCGCATGATGATCGTGCTTGACTCGCTTGGAATGTTGTCCACCGAGAAGGAGATGAACGACACCGCAGAGGGCAAGACTACCCGCGATATGACTCGCGCACAGGTCACGAAGGCAGCGTTCCGCGTCCTGACGATCAAGTTGGGTCACGCACGGATTCCCCTGCTGATGACGAACCACACCTACGATGTGGTGGGTGCGTATGTTCCCACGAAGGAGATGGGCGGCGGCAGCGGTCTGAAGTACGCTGCGTCAACGATCATCTACCTGTCCAAGAAGAAGGACAAGGTGGACAACGAGGTGGTGGGCAACATCATCCACTGCAAGGCGTACAAGAGCCGCCTGACAAAGCAGGACAAGATGGTGGATGTGCAGTTGAACTTTGAGACAGGGCTGAACAAGTACTACGGTCTGCTTGATGTCGCCATCAAGTACGGTATCTTCAAGAAGGTGTCCACGAAGATTGAACTGCCCAACGGCAAGACGGCTTTTGAGTCGCAGATCAACAAGAATCCCGAGAAGTACTACACAGACGAGATTCTTGCTGCCATTGATGCCGCAGCGAAGCGGGAGTTCTGCTACGGATCAGACGAGAAGCCACCAGAGGAGTCCGCCGATGGAGATGAATGAGGAACCGCACAATACCGCTGCTACTGATGAGGCACTAAAGCATTTTCTTCAGTTACGGGAAACCCCCGAGTACAAAAAGCGTCAGGAAGCAATGGATCGTCTGGCTAGACTTGATGAGGAACTTGGACTAAATGAGCCAAACCGAGAAGACAATACTGGCGGGGCTGCTTAACGACAGCGAATTCTGCAAGAAGACCATTCCGTTCTTGCAGGAGGAGTATTTCCTTGACCGCGTGGATCGGGCAGTGTTCCGATCCATCAAGGATTTCGTGAACCAGTACAAGGGCATTCCCACAAAGGATGCCCTGCTCATTGCACTTGAAGACAACAAGGGATTGACGGAGGACGAGTTCTCCAAGTGCAAGAGCCTCGTAGGAGACATGGGGAAGTCCCCCAAGCAGGACACGCAGTGGTTGAGTGATACCACCGAGAAGTTCTGCAAGGACAAAGCCATCTACAATGCCATTCTTGAATCTATTCAGATCATAGACGGCAAGGACAAGGCGCGGACTCCCCATGCTCTTCCCGAGATCCTGTCCAAGGCGTTGGCTGTCTCGTTTGACACCAATGTGGGACACGATTTCCTTGAGGACTACGAGTCTCGCCATGAGTTCTACCACAGGGTGGAGCGAAAGGTTCCGTTTGACTTGGAGATGTTCAATGCCATCACGAAGGGCGGCATCTCTCCAAAGACCCTGAACATCATCATGGCAGGAACAGGCGTGGGCAAGTCGCTGTTCATGTGCCATCATGCGGCTGCTTGTCTCATGCAGAACCGAAATGTGCTATACATCACGCTTGAAATGGCTGAAGAGCGCATTGCGGAACGAATTGACGCAAACATCATGGACATCACTATGGATGAACTTCAGGACTTGCCGCTTGAGATGTACGAGAAGCGGCTGAAGGGTGCGACTCGCGGCGTGAGCGGCAAACTCATCGTGAAGGAATATCCCACCTCCTTTGCGAATGTAAACCACTTCCGCATCCTGTTGGACGAGTTGCGGCTGAAGAAGCAGTTCGTGCCTGACATCATTTTTGTGGACTACATCAACATCTGCTCGTCTGCGCGATTCAAGCACGGCAACAACATCAACTCGTATGGCTACATCAAGGCTATTGCAGAGGAGTTGCGTGGTCTGGCGATGGAGCGCGATGTTCCCATCGTGAGTGCCACACAGGTGAACCGCGCAGGGTTCTCGTCCACCGATGTTGACCTGACGGATACTTCAGAATCGTTCGGCTTGCCCCACACGGCAGACCTGATGATTGCGCTCATCACCACCGATGAGTTGGAGAAGGCAGGACAGATCATGGTGAAGCAGTTGAAGAACCGCTACAACGGCAAGGCTGCAAACAAGAAGTTCATCGTGGGCTTGAACTACGCCAAGATGAAGTTCTACGATATTGACAGCAGCGTTTCGGAAGACCTGATGGATGCGAACATCCAAAAGGGTGAAGAGGACGGATACGGATCGGGATACGGTGCGAAGGACTTCACGGCGAAGTTCGGCAAAAAGCGTGACACTAGCGATTGGAGCATTTAAAATGAAAACAGCAATCATTACAGGCGTAAACGGACAAGACGGATCTTACCTTGCGGATCTCCTCATCTCAAAGGGTTACTTTGTGGTGGGACTCAAGCGGCGAACCTCGCTAATCAACACCGAGCGCGTGGATCACATCTACAACGGCGAAATCACGAACTCGCAGTTCAAGATGTGCTACTACGACCTATCTGATGGTGGAGCCATGACTAATTTATTGGTGAAGTACAAGCCCGATGAGGTGTACAATCTTGCGGCACAGTCCCATGTCGCTGTTTCGTTTGATATTCCTGAATATACCAGTGAAGGAATTGCTGGAGGAACGCTGAAGATTCTTGAAGCCATTCGTTCGGTGTCTCCGCAGACCCGTTTCTATCAGGCTTCGTCCTCCGAAATGTATGGCGACTCTACCGATTACGGAACTACGGGCTACACGGAAACTAGCCGCATGACCCCTGTATCTCCGTATGCGGTAGCCAAACTCCACGCCCACCACATGACTCGCGTTTACCGAAATGCCTACGGACTTCATGCAAGTACAGGCATTCTGTTCAATCACGAAAGTCCGCGCCGTGGCGAGACATTCGTGACCCGCAAGATCACGATGGCTGCTGCACGAATTGCACAGGGAAAGCAGCACAAACTGTTCCTTGGCAGTCTTGATGCGAAGCGCGATTGGGGATTTGCGGGAGACTATGTGGAAGCCATGTGGCTCATGCTTCAACAGCCACGCCCCGATGACTATGTGATTGCCACCAATCGTACCCACACGGTTCGTGAATTTTTGGAAGTCGTGTTTGACTACGCAGGACTAGGCGATTATCGCAAATATGTTGAGATTGATCCTCGCCTGTTCCGCCCGAATGAGGTTCCGTATCTGCTCGGAAATCCTGAAAAAGCCAAGCGGGTCTTGAAGTGGGAGCCACGGCATGATATGATCTCGCTTGCAAAGATGATGTACGATTCCGACTTCAAGCGAGAGCAATTCAAACCGTAATGTCCACCTACATTGACAAGAAATACATCAACATGGTGTCTCCCCAACTTGAGAGATTCAAGTGGAAGACCCAAGCACTTGCAAATTGCCGTTGTCCTCTCTGCGGAGACTCACAGCGCAGCAAGAGCAAGGCGCGTGGCTTCTTCTTCCCCAAGAAAAACGACTATTTTTTCAAATGTCACAACTGCGGTGCGGGACATTCTGTGTACCGATTTTTGGAAACCGTGGCTCCTGCTCTGGCACAGGAATACGCGCTTGAGCGGTGGCGAAACGGGGAGAACGGCAAGAGCAACTATGTGAAGCCTGTGGAGGCTGCTGTAGCCCTTCCAAAGGCACAGATACGGCTTCCTCCCGTGTCCACGCTACCTGAAACACACCCTGCACGGCAATATTTGGAATCGCGCAAGGTTCCCCATACCGACCGCTTCTATTTTTCAAAAGCATTCGGGGATTGGGTGCGCTCCATAGACCCTACATACACTACCGTTCCGAATGACGAGCGTATCGTCATACCATTCGTGAACAAAGCAGGGGAACTCCTCGCGGCGCAGGGACGCTGCTTGAGCGGTTCCAAAAATTCAATCCGATACATTACCGTGAAGTTCACCAAGGACGGACGAGCGGTCTACGGCGAAGATCGGTTGGATTATTCAAAGAAGGTGTACGCCGTTGAAGGTCCGATTGACTCTGTATTTCTGCGTAACTCTATTGCTCTTGCTGGCAGCGAACTCGCTCACGCCACTAAACTTTTCCGCGATTGTGTTGTTGTATACGACAACGAACCACGCAATCCCGAGATTGTACGCAAGGTGGAAGACGCGATCCGCAGCGGATACACCGTCTGCGTGTGGAACAGTAGCATTGGAGAAAAGGACATCAACGACATGGTGCTTGCGGGACGATCTCCCGAAGAGGTTCAAGCCATCATTGACGAGTGTTCGTGCAGCGGTCTGACTGCACTGGCGAGGTTTTCACAATGGAGAGTGCGATGAAAAACGAGAATATCAAGGTGTTGGACAACGGGTTCGTGCAGTATGTTGACCACATGGGCAATGACCTGACCGTGGTGAACTCTGCGCGTGTTTCATTCAACAAGGAGAGCGATTGGGAATCCGAACCTGATTGGCGAGGCTACCATCCGCGCACACTTTCCGACAAGGACAAGAAACTCATCGGGTATCTTGCCAAGCACAAGCACTGGACTCCGTTCGCGCATCCACAGATCACCCTGCGGATCAAGGCTCCCATCTTCATTCGCACCCAACTCTTCAAGCACAAGGTTGGATTCACCGAGAACGAAGTCAGCCGCCGCTATGTGAGTGATCCGCCGACTGTGTATTTTCCACATTGGCGCGGCAAGCCCACGAACGGTGCAAAGCAGGGGTCTGAAGACTTCATGCCCATAGACGATGCCTACAACACCGTGAGCCGTCACTACGAAATGTGCGTAAAGGAAGCACTGTTCTCATACGAACAACTCTTGAAGTTGGGTGTGGCTCCTGAACAGGCACGGGCTGTCCTGCCACAGGGAACCTACACCGAATGGTGGTGGACGGGTTCGCTTGCAGCGTTTGCGCGGGTGTACGCACAGCGCAGCGATCCCCATGCACAATGGGAATGCCAGCAGTACGCAGCGGCGTTCGGTGAGATCATAGCACCGCTTTTCCCCCATTCGTGGGCTGCTCTGACGCAGAAAGCACCCGCCCCTGAAGCCTAAATACAGGGATGACCTACTTCAACGATTCTCCCAAGCCCACAGAGCCACGCCGAACTGCTGCTGTTTCCAGTGGTCAGTTTGAGTCGGGTTCCGTATTTCGTTTAGTGCGCGAAATCCGTGGTTCCGCGTACTCTGTGGGCGATCAGTTCATGCTGGTGGAGAGCGAAGACTGCCATGATCCCAACACGCTTGTACTGGGCGGCGTAGGCGAAAACTACTTTATAGACCCCCGTGGCAAGCCGCTAAAGATAGAGGCAGGAGACACACAGATTGACTCTATTTTTGAGTTGGTTCGGGAACCGCAGCGCGAGGTGGTTGAGGAGATTGGAGCCGAGGACGCTCCACCCCGTCATGTCACAGCCGAGCAGTTCAAGACTTTCCGCGAGGGTCTTGCTGGCGTTCTGAACGAGATTGCCACTGTTCGTTCCACTGGCGGGGAGCGCGGCGAACGGGGTCCGCGTGGCTACACAGGAGTTCAGGGCGACAAGGGTGATGTCGGACTGCAAGGACCGCAGGGTGAAAGGGGTGAGCGCGGTGAAAAGGGAG